CCTTTCTCCGTTTTTTATATTATTTTAAATCCAAGTTTAATAACGAAGGCCTTCACTTCAGCTGTTTTTAACGCCGCTAGACCCGTTTCTAGGGCCGTGAATCCTGGGCTGGCAGCATGGGCTCCGCTGGCTGCTGCATGGCCGGCACTGGCTCCGGCTGTACCAGCACTCGCGATGGCCATTCCGCCTTTAACGGCTGCTACTCCACTGACTACGGCCATGGCAGCTACTATGACAAAATAGAGAAATTCTGCAGCTTTCTTTTGTTCCGCTTCGGTTTTGTAGTCGGATTTCGCGAATAAGCCAGTCACCTTTAATATTTTCCAGATAACCCAAACATAGCCTTTATGCCATTTATGTGTCCCCTCGATCAGATATGCAGCAGCTTTGCCTTGAGGGACGTCTTTCATTTTAACACGCTTGGCGAGGCTAATAGCCAGTTTTCTTAAAACATCCATTGCTTTAAAAAACATTTCAAATACTTTAGGAGCGGCTAAGATCAATGAAATGATGAGCGCTGGACCGACCACTTCATTTAATTGGCCTTCATCAACTTTAGCAACGTCTGCCTTTGCAGCAGCGATATCGCTTTTCGATTTTGATAATTTTTCTAAATCTTTAAGGCCATCACCCATTTCCTTTTCTATATCGCCTAGTATGTCGTTAGAACTAGGTGCTGCATTACCAAATACATCTGCTTCACTTAATAATATGTCTTTTAATTTAATCACTGAATGAGCTTCTTATATTAGATTTTAGTTTCAAGTAATCGGTTTCCATTTTATCGATAAATGCAGAAATATCAATCTCACTTTTTTCGCCGTCAGCATTTTCCCATGTAGTCTCTTTTACTTGTGTTTTTAATACTTCAACTTCTTTGTCAGAATCTTTAAACCATGATTCTGCATTCGACTTCATAATATTCTTTTCGTATTCAGTCCATGCAGCTGGTCCCTCATGTTTAATTTTTGACTCTTCGGCAAGCACGCATCCAAAACATTTTTTCCGTTTAAACCAAAATTTAAAATTTAGTTGTTTTTCTTTGTCATGCATACTAGTACCACATTGAGGACATGTCGAAGGGACCTTAAGGATATCTTGAATACTCTTCAATATACTATTTTCTGGCTCACGTGATTTAAATCCATCGTGTTGTGTAATACGAGTTCTGTGGCCATTTATATCCGTCTCTACCCAAACCCTAGGAAGACCATCTTCAAACTTTTCTATAATATCTTGTTCCGGAATTTCTTTTTTTGTCTTTCCAGTATAGACAGAGTTTTTGGTTTGGGTTCTATGTTCGCCGACAAGCATTTGTTTGACGGCGTTTACATTTTGTAACTTATTTGCCATATTACTTTTGTCTAATTCTTTTAATTAACATTGAAATATTTCCTTTCAAGTCTAAGCTTTTTACTAGATCCGCTACAAATTCTGCTTGTTGCGACGCCGGCTTATTTTTCAATGTCTTTCTTAACATACCCATTGCTTGTGTCTTATCAAGCCGTCCCATTCTATTTGTTAAGTTTGCACTCACATCTTCTTCTACTGGCGCTGCAGGTGCTTCGGGTTCTTGTAATCCGCCTTTCATTAACATTCGTGCTAATATCTTGCCAGCTGGTGCTGACCGGCCGGAGATGGCTTGGACTACTTTAAATAGTCCGGCTGCTTGTTGTTGAGGTGTTCCTTGTCCTAATGCTCTTTTTAGCATTTTAATAGCGGTAGTCTTTTCTGCTGCTCCTAATTTTGCTCCTACGGCTGATCTGGCATCTGGGGCTTCTGTTAGAGATGATTTGATTTGTCGTCTAATCATGCCTCTTAATGTTGCTTCTTTCATTGGTCGTCCTTTTAATCTTTTATATAAATATACTGCACATTGTTATATCAATCTATTTTGCAAACCCTTTATCCATTGAAAAGTTTGCTCTACTAAATTCTAGCCTATCTACTAACTTAACTCCGTTGCCTATGTGGTCTACTGCCACATATCCCTCTGGGGCTGATACCTTTAATCCTCCGGTGCCGTCGTCGACAAAATGTTTTGTGTTATAAACTGCGTTATTATATTTTTCTACAAAAATCATTTTTGCTTCTGCTAATAATTTAGATACTATAAATATATTAACTATATCAATTTTCTTTTGATTAAATAAATCCATCTTTGCTTTGCCGGCCATTGTTGCTTTAGATTTGCCTTTATCAGATTTTAATTTTGCAACTGCTTTATCAACTCTTAACTTAAACCATCTCTGGAACGCATCGAACGATATAGCCGGGTTATCAACAAATTGGCCGGTTCTTATCTCAGAGTTAAGATAGATATTTAATAACTCACTTGGGATATTATCGTAATCTATTTGTATGGAATCTGCCTTTTTAATATTAGTAGTAATTTGTTTTGCTTCCTCTGTTGTCAATGTTACTATACCAGTTGAGTCTTTAAAGAATGCATCATCAAACCAAACCTTAGGATTTCGTTTTAACTTAGATACATCTGCGCCGTACGACGCTCCACTCTGTAATGATGTATATGTTGTATGAAATACTATTCCTATTTCTGCTGCCGACATTTGTTGTCCTAGACCCGAATCTATTTCTACTGCATATGTTATTGCATTCGGTCTAAAAGAATAATGTGCCTTGCCATCTATATTTGTAGATTTTAACATACTAGAATCGAACATAAAGTCACCCTGCAGGATATTTTTTATTCCTAATGATGGTAGGTAATCTAAAGCTTTTTGTAATTTATTGGCTAATCCTGGGGCGTGGCCATGATTAATTTCTATATCATCTTTTGTGTAGTTAATCTTAGGGTCTTTATTAAAGACGGACTTTGTTCCTACAAAGAATTTTCCATTGTCGGGATTAATTCCAGCAAACACTGCTGGCGCGCCATCCCATTTAACTGATGTGTTAACTTTTGCATTAGAATTGCCCTTAAGGTTTCTAATAAGTTCTAGTAGAAATGTCCTTGCTTGTTTATAGCCTGCCTCGCCTTGAGTCAATATTAATTCCTCTAAATGAGTTAAATGTGTATTTGCCTTTGCCTCTGTTAGCAGTTCGTTAAATGAATTTGCCCACCATTCTTGCGTCAATGCTTGTTCTTTAGGAGGGATTCTAAACCTTGCTGCCGATCGGCCGTTAATAAGCAAATCTCCTTTTGCGTTCCAACTTATCGTCTTTACAATAACTTTCTTATTTTTAAATTTACCCATCAGTACTGTGTCGCCTATATTAATGGGTAAGTTAATATCTTCTTTTATTGTAGCCGGCGTACCTAATATCTCATCTTCACTCGATTCAATTGAATCTTCTGCTCCCAGGTAATCTAGAAATTTATATCCTGCGGCTGAAGCTATTTTATTAATTTGTTTTTTCCACATCTTATATGCAGGACTTCCTTTATAATCTTTCACGTAATCTGTTCCGCCAAATTCATCACCCTTTACTCCGGTTGGAAAATATGAAACTGTCATGACCGGGCCATCTGGAAATTTGGTATCATGGACTTCTAATGGACTATCCTTTATAATATAATTTATAACTTCGTATCCTAAACGACTAGCCATTTCTGCAGACTTCTTTTTATAGGTCGCTATATTTCCGTATAGATATCTAGGGCCATCATCAGCTGATGAGTCTGCTAAGCCTGTCATACTTCCTTCTGCTAAAAATGATTCTATTGTTTCGGCCTTTAATTGAGAAAATTTAGACTGCAACATCATATATATGTTCGGATCAAAGAACCCCATTACATCCTTAAATGTTTCTGGGTCAGCTGTTGCTAATACCTGTCTCAATGTAGTTCCGGACATTTCTCCAAATCCAGGTATTTGAATATTAACATGGGGGGCGACTACTAAATATCCATGTTTGGTAAATGACATCAAGTTTGATTTATTATCTTCATAATTCTGAAAATAACTAGGGTCTCCATTTTTCTTAAATCCTATTTTAAACCTAGGATTTTCTTTCATGTCTTTTGCGCCGACTGCAAATAATAATGCAGTTGTTTCTGGATCATATTTGCTAGTTAATTCTTGTGCTTGGTAAGGGTTTTTAACTTGGACAACATTTGTTATTCCATGTTGTTTCATTACCGAATATTTTTCTTTAAAATTTAATGGCGAT